TGTAGCTAAGGAGTGTGCACGTTTTGTGTTACCTCTCGCAACACCAACTAGAATCTACATGACAGGATCAATTCGCAGTTGGTTACACTATATTGATCTGAGATCTTCTAACGGAACTCAGAAAGAACATATGGATATTGCTAACAACTGTAAGCAAATCTTCGTAGAACAGTTCCCGTCTATCGCAGAAGCGATGGAATGGGACGTATAAATACAAAACCTCGGGAGTTATTATGGCGAAATATGACGTAATCAATACAGATACTGGGGAAACTAAGATCATTGATGTTAGTGTCCATGAGATCACTCAGTGGTATGAAGACAATCCTGAATGGAAAAGGGATTGGTCTCAAGGAGCAGCACCATCAATTGGTATGGTTGGAGAAGTTTATGATAAACTGAAGAAGACTCATCCTGGTTGGAATGATGTTCTTCATAAGGCATCTAAAGCTCCTAAGTCAATTGTTAAACCTATTTGAATCACATGCCTAGAAAGAGTAAGTCCGGTATTGGTACGAACCCTGTCCCCTTTGGTACAAGTAATAGGGCAATGAAAAGAAAGAAACCAATCAATTTAGATTACATCAAAAAGATTGAACCTCTCACTGAGAACCAACAAAAGTTCTTTGAAGAGTATGGGAAAGATCAGAACTTGGTTGCATATGGTGTAGCTGGTACAGGTAAAACCTTTATCACCCTTTACAACGCTCTTCTGGATGTCCTAGATCCTAAGACACCCTATGACAAGATCTACATCGTCAGGTCTCTTGTGGCTACCCGAGAGATTGGGTTCCTTCCTGGCGATCATGAAGATAAATCATCTTTGTATCAGATCCCATACAAGAACATGGTAAAATACATGTTCGAGATGCCAGATGACAACTCCTTTGAAATGTTGTATGCTAACCTCAAGGCACAAGGAACTATTAGTTTCTGGAGTACATCATTCATTCGTGGTACCACGTTTGATAATGCCATCTTGATTATTGACGAGTTCCAGAACTTGAATTTTCACGAACTTGACAGTATCATTACTAGGGTAGGTGAGAGTTCTAAGATCTTCTTCTGTGGAGATGCCACTCAGTCTGACTTGACTAAGACAGCTGAGAAGAATGGTATTGTTGACTTCATGTCTATCATCAAGAACATGCCTTCGTTTGCTACGATTGAGTTCCAGGCAGAGGACATCTGTAGAAGTGGATTGGTTAAGGAATACATCATTGCAAAACTTGAATTAGGTCTTTAATGTTTACACATAGTGATGTACCTTTCGTTCCCATTGAACGAGAGACGATTGATGGAGTTCGTTACTACAAAGTATTCGGAACAGAAGAACTAGTAAAGATGCCTTCGATCACTTCTGTGATTAGTTGGAGAAATCGTAACAAGTTTAAAGCCTGGAGAAAGAAAGTTGGTGAGACTGTTGCCAACAACATCACTCGTAAAGCCACACATCGTGGTACTGATGCTCACACGTTGATTGAAGAGTATCTGAATAACTCAGAGACCTTCTCTGATGTTCTTCCTCTATCTCAATTCCTATTCAAACAGGCTAAACCTGAACTGAATAAGATTGATAACATTCTTTGTCAAGAGACAGCACTTTACAGTACCCAGCTTGGTATTGCTGGTAGTGTTGATTGTATTGCTGAGTTTGATGGTGAGTTGGCAGTGATTGACTTTAAAACATCAGCTAAACCCAAACCACGGGAGTGGATTGAAGACTACTTTGTTCAGTGTGCAGCATACGCTTGTATGTTGTATGAGATGAAGGGTATAATGGTTAAGAAGTTTGTCATTATCATGACATGTGAAGACGGTGAATGTGTAGTCTATGAAGAACGAGACAAGAAAAAGTACATCAACCTTCTCTCCGAGTATATTAGAGAGTTTGTTGAATCTAAATTACAGGAATATGCTTAATCCTGAAGAGAAGAAACTAAACGAGATCTTTGAGAGCAAGTTCTATTGTCCTCAGAGATTTGCCGAAGAGATCGAGAAGTTAGTTCACAACTCAAAGGAGATGAAGTATGTTGATGCTATCATTCACTTTTGTGAAGAGAACAACTTGGATGTAGAATCAGTTCCCAAACTGATATCCAAACCATTGAAAGAGAAGATCAAGGTGGAAGCCATGGAAAACAATCTTCTCAAGCGTACATCACATGCTAAACTCCCATTATGATTCCTAAAGTGACAGACTACGAAGTTTATAAAACATACCTTGGTATATCAAGACACTTTACAAGTGAGTCTTATGACTATCAAAAGTATCAAGGTAAAGTGAGATGTAGTCTGAATAGCTTTTACAAAAACAAACAGAGGTTCTGGTTCGAGAAACTCTCTAGGAAGTATGATGATCAGGAGATAAAAGAATTATTCATCTCCAACTATGCCTTGTCTGATGATAACTCTAAGATTTGGATTGGTAACTTGGTAAGAGAAGGTGAGACTCTCTATCAAGAGTGGAAGAAGCAACAACAAAGTATGAGTTATCTTTTCAGAGAGGAGTGTGAAAAGATATTTGATGACAATAAGATTGATGATGTATTTGATTGTGCTAAGGGACATCCTATCATCCTGAAGAAACACCTTAGTAAGGAAGTCTCTCTTGAAACTTTGATCATCTGTGATAGAATACTCTCATATAAGAACAGGTTTGATGGTTCTCTCAAAGATCCTGTATGGGAATCAGTGAGCATGAAGATGAAAAAGTACTCACCATTTATGAATATAGATACATTTAAGTACAAAAAGATTTTAAAAGAAGTTGTATTAGGAAGATGAGTTTTTTCAATTCAGAGTTTGTTCAGGAAGAATTAAAAGAGATCTCTACCCTACAAGAAGAGATCTATGAGAAGATGTATGCCTTCTCTGATATGAATAAGGAAGATAAACTCTATCATGTTGAAGTATTGGAAAAACTTCTGACTAAACAAAGGATCCTATATACTAGGATGAGTTTGTCTGATGATCCTGATGCAAAGAGCATGAAGGAAACTATCATGAGTCAAGCAGTAATGTTGGGTTTCCCACCTAACACAGATATTTCATATGTGTTTGCTAACATGACAGGTATTATTACCAACATGAAGAAGGCAATCGCTGAAAGTTAGACTATAATAATACTGGGCTGGACGATCCCTAAGCTAAGTCACACAAGCCAAATACAAAACATACGAGGTACAAAATGGGTTTCGGAGACCTGAAGAAGCAGTCTTCTCTTGGTAGTCTTACTGCCAAACTTGTTAAAGAAGTAGAGAAGCAAAATGGAGGTGGCCAAGGCGGAGCTGATGAACGCCTATGGAAACCAGTCATGGATAAGAGTGGTAACGGTTATGCCGTCATTCGATTCCTCCCAGCACCTGAAGGAGAAGATCTCCCTTGGGCAAAGATGTTCTCTCATGCCTTCCAAGGAAACGGTGGATGGTATATCGAGAACTCACTCACCACTATCGGACAGAAAGACCCTCTGGGTGAACTGAACCGTGAACTGTGGAACAGTGGTAATGATTCTGATAAGGACACAGTTCGTAAGCAGAAACGTAAACTCTCTTTCTACGCCAACATTTATGTTGTCAAAGATCCTGCTAATCCCCAGAACGAGGGTGGAGTATTCCTCTACAAGTTCGGTAAGAAGATCTTTGATAAGATCATGGAAGCAATGCAACCTGAGTTTGAAGATGAAGAGGCAATCAATCCCTTCGACTTCTGGCAAGGAGCAAACTTCAAACTGAAACTGAAGAAGGTTGCTGGTTATTGGAACTATGATTCCAGTGAGTTCGCAAACGTTGGTCCACTCTTGGACGACGATGATGCTATGGAAGCCATCTGGAAGAAAGAGTATTCACTTTCTGCCTTGGTTGCACCAGATCAATTTAAATCCTATGATGATCTGAAGAAGCGTCTTGATAATGTATTAGGTACAACATCAACACGTCAAGCAGCACAAGAAACACAGTATGATAACTACCAAGCAACAGAACAGAAGCGAGTCACAGAAGAGGAGGTCATGCAGAAGCTTGAAGACTCTTATCAGGCAGCCAAGTCAACACCCACTGCTAGTGTCAGCAATACTAGTGACGGAGATGACGAAGAAGATCCTATGAGCTACTTCTCTAAGTTGGCTGATAGTTAAACCAAAATCAACTATTGATTTCATTTACCTAGGATAAAAAATCCTGGGTATTTTTTTGCCCTATTACTTTTTATTGATACAATCTGATGTTGTCACCACGGACAAGTGATCTACCAATATATTGTGTACTACCTTCTTTATATGGCATCAGTTGTCCGATCTCATTGAGAATCAAAGAAATGTAATCTGATCTGAGTAGATAGATATTTCTTTTCTTTTCTTGTATCTGATCTTCATATACGAGATTGGATACCTCACCTGTAACATTAGTTGCAATTTTTTCAACACCATTATCAAAGTAAGTGATTGAAAAATCTTGAGGTACTTCTAATCCCTTCGGAAGAATTACATTCTTATTTGTATCAAGAACCTCTATTGTTTCATAGTGATGAACACCATACATGTTTTCATAAGAATTATACTTATTCATCAGATAATTGTCATAGGAGACCTGATCCATAGGCCACTCTGTCTGAAGATTGATAATGTTATTGGAAAGCATTACCAACCAATCAAGATTGGAATCCTTATATACACTATAAGCTACAGAGTCAGGTCTCTCTTGACTTTTGATGGTATACTTACTGAACAATGTC